TACTGTTGCTGTTGACAGAGTGTTATTCGTGTCCGTTGCCTTTGGAGTCCTGTACTCGGGAAGGTCAACACCATTCAGCGTCAGCTTGAAGCCAACGTCATAGGCAACAGACTGAACAAAGATCAGTGCTTCATTGGCAATGGCTGGTGACAGATCACTTGCCAGCCCAACAGTTGCAGTTCTGTTCAACAGCAGGGCAACTGCTCCACTGTTGGTCAGTCGATAATTAGTGGCAAGACCTGATGCCTTATAGATGTAGCTTGCGGCAGTGCCAGTGATGGTCCCACCGGATACGGTTAGCCCCGTACCGTGAACATCAACAGCACAGGCAACACCGTCAAGGGTTGCTTCCATTGCCACGTTCCCCCCGCTGGGAACAATCGTGAACAGGTATCGCTCGCCGGTTTGGGGCAGGATCGTATCGGCCCACAGATCGGTGAGTTGGCTGGCTGAGATTCGACGCCTGAGGCGGGTAGGACGGCGCCTGGTAAGCCCCTCCACGGGGGATGGCCATGTGTTCAGGGAGTCCTCAGCCTTGCCCGGTGGGCGGCTGCTGGCGGGCTGCTGGCTGATCCCCTGAATCAGGTTGTCGAGGCGGCCCTTCACCAAGGAAGCGGCAACCCTGCGGGAGCGAATGAGTTTCGACATAATCAGATCCGTCCGTCAAGTGCAACGCTGGGGGAGTAGGGCACAACGCTGAGCCCTTCACCACCAGATAACCAGTTATGCAGGGGGCCTGACTCCTCAAGTCTCATCAACATTGCCCGTGCATACTCCTCATCCTGCGAAGTGTAGGCATAGATAGAATTGCTATTCACGAACCTGCCAGCAAAGATTCGTGCAGCCCTGATGGTGACGTACATCTGCGCCTGATGGGGTAGTTCATCCCATGTCAGAAGCATCACCATCTCCGAAACGAGGAGGGATGATGGACTGCTGAATGTGAAGGTCTGATTACTCCGGTCATAGATCCTTCCACCCCTTACCGTGTACTGAGCAGTTGGGTAGTTGCGGGGATCGAACGTAACCCTTAGCTGGTTGGCTGGCAAGGGGTATTGATTGGCCGAGTTGCGGATCAATGTCACCCCAACATCAGTATTCCAACTGAACCCTTCGGCCTGAACATCGCGTGACACTTCCGCCAGTGTTCGCCTGGCCACCGTACTCTCTGTGATTTCATTAAGTGACGTGCTACTGAATACATCAATAGGTGCCTCCCCTATCACCGACAGGAGAATGTTTACTGCTTCAAGCTCAGTCACGGGCGGCAATCGGGCGTCGTCCCATTCTGCAACAAGCCAAAAAAAAGGGGAGCCTTGCGACCCCCCTGTGATGCTTTCTCCCGGCAGAGTCTACAGGGTGTTGTAAATCTCCACCGTCGCCTCGGGTCGGATGTAGCCGAATCCAGCGATGAACTTACCGACCATAAGAGTCGATTGATACATCGCGTTGTAGTCGTTGCCGGTCATCTGCATGGACATACCACGCAACTTGGCAACACCTACGGCACCACGTTGGAAGGCCAACATCCGGGTCTGCGTCATGTCAACGGACGACAACTGAGTTGTAGAGCCGTTCCAGACAAAGCCCTGTTCCCCAGTTGGGGCAGTGACGTTACCCTGTGCAAGATGGTTCGACTTGAGAACCGTGAACCCTGCCAGCTTTGTAAGCTGAGCTTCACGGTAAGAGCCAGGCGCACCACCGTTGCCCTGGTTCCAGTCCTGGTTAACAGCACGATCCGATTGGATCAGGCTGTAATACATGTCAGGACGACAGACCAGATAACGCTCATTGGGCGGAACGTCTTTCTCATCCATTGCCTGTGCTGCAGCAAACACAGCAGAGACGAGGTTGTTACCCGTGGGTGATGCGTTGGCTAGGTTGATCCTGGTTCCCGTTCGCGGCTGCTGATCGGGTGTTAGGCCGGTCGGCAGGTTAGCCGTCAAGTCACTTACAGACTGACGGGCAGCGAGACAGGTAACGCGAGCAACACGCCGATCCCAGAGTCGGGCAAGAGCTTCGCCCAATTCGACCGAATAGATTTGCCGAGAATCATAGTGATTCTTAGCGTCGTCAAGGTCATAGATGGTAGCATCTGCAATGACAAGATCATCAACGTTAATGATGACTTCGTTTTGCCCGATGCTGCCTTGGCCTGCCACCATGTTGCCCGGTGTGTGATACCGGCCAATGGCGCGACCGATGATCGGGAACTGTGCAGACTTACCAGCGGTAAGGGTTTTCTCAAGCGTGAGGTTACGGAACACACAGCTACGCTTGAACGCTGTCAGAACCTCCCCACTAAACATCTTGAGGAATAGTGCGTTCTGATCGGCATAGGCTGTAACGACGCCATTGATAGCGCCAAGCCTTGAAGGCGTAATAGTCATGGCCCGAAAGGGTTGAAGGGTTTGCTGTTATGCAGACCTCAGGGGATCGGCCCCTGTTCAACTCGCTTCCGGGTTATCGCCGTGGCGGCCCTTCGCTTGTCGTTGGTTGTGCTGTGCCGATTATTGCACGATGGCAAGTAACCGGCACTAACTCAACCGAACACCTTGCTGATACTCAGCCGCTCGGTTACCTGCTGCACATAAGCAGGGTCAGCGTCACCACCTGAATAGCGGGGGTCTTGCATCGCTGCGACAACCTCAGCCTCAGAGGCAAACGGTTTCAAGCCAGCCGCTACCTGCTGCTTACCACCAAACAACGGGGGCTCGTAACCCTGTTGCATGATGCGGTCGAACTGAATGGCCTTAAGGGCAGTCAGGGCATCGGCTTCATTGCCTGCCGCTAGAGCAGTGTTGAAGCGACCCAACCGATCCTGCGTCAGGTTGTTACTGGCCCAAGTCGCCAGCTTGCCGAACTCATCCTCTCCCCCTGCCTGAGCAAGGATCGAGTTACGAATCTGCTCCTGCCGTTCGACGGGGATCGACTGGGCCTCGGGGGGCGCGGCAGGAGGGGCAGGCTCGGTGGGGGCGGCAAGGGGCGGGGCCTCAGTGGGCGGGGCCTCCTCCCCCGGTGCCTCGACAGGAGGGGCGGCCTCAGCAGCGGGGGCCTTGCCAGCCTTGAGGGCGGCCAGTTCAGCCCGCAGTTTCCCCGTCTCACTCTCCAGGCTGCGGTAGCTGGTGGCCAACGCTTCCTGTGATGTGAACTTGCCCAGGATCAACGGCTGAGGTTGGCCGTACTGTTCGGAAACAAGTTCGGCCTTGGCCTGCTCTACACGTTGATCTTCGGAGATTCCATCGAATCCGACCGATGCCGAGGTTGTGCCGCTGTCATCAATGAAGATTTCACTCATCTTCGATGGCTCCACTCAGATACATAAAGCCACCTTCCCCATTGGGGATGGGCTTCATGCGGGCACCCGTTTCAGGGTCAATAGGATCAACGCCTGGCAATTCATTGGGAGGGGCCAACTCATCGGGAGGGGCCAGCTCATCGGGAGGATCAACCGGGTCAGGATCGGAACCATCGAGAACCTCAGGGCACTCCTCGGGAGGAGTTGCATCATCCGGGGATGGCGGCAGGGTCGGTTGGTCCTGCGGGTCCAGGCTGGGGGGCTCCGCTGGGGGCTCCACTTGGCGGCTGCGGGATGGCATTGGTGCCTTGTTGGGCTAGTTGGCCTGCCAACTGTAGCTGCTGTTCCTGATTCGATCTAGCCTGAAGATCCTTGTCAGTGAGTAACAAGTCCTTAGTCGCAACTCCTTCTGCTGCTGCTGCTCGCCTGATCCCTTCTAGTGGGTTTGTGTATTTACCAACAGCATCAGGACCGTAGGCGGTTTGCACAAAGGTAAAGAACTGAACAAGCCTTTGCTTATCACTGCCTCGCCCAATGGCATCTGCGCCTGCTGTGATCTGAGGTTCAACAAGTCCATCGGGAATGTCGATCAACTCACCCCCGACTTTCATCATGTGCATAACGCGACGAATGAGGGGAAGCTGCAGTTCATCACTGAGCAAGGTGTATACCCCGCCGAATGATTCCTCAAGCATGTTGACCATGATCTTTAACTCTTCCGCAGTCACCCGCTCAGCATCACGTTGGATGGCCTGTGTTACAAGGAAGGCAAAGTTCAATCGCCTTTCAACTCCTTGCATCAAGGTGAGGGCTGTCTGGTAGTCAGACTGCTTGCCAACGTTGAGAGCCTTAACATCATTCTCATCGCCGGGAACAAAGTCGAAGTTGTTGGCCCTGTTCAGAGCATCAGCCCTGGTAACACCATTGGGATTGACGAGGAAGATTGTCTTAGCTGATCCAAGCCCAGCCTGCGTGATGGCCTTGGAAAGTTCATTGTATGAGGTGAGGTCACCTAGCAACTCCTCAACAAGTCCTGTTCCATAGAAGCTGCCTGAGACTTTGTTGAGCCTGAGGGCAATCCACGGTGACTTGTCGAGAGAAGAGAATCCGGCGGTGCCAGCCAGCACCTTATCATCGTATTCCTGATGCCAAGTAACAGCCTTGTCCCCGTCGTCAGGATTGTACTGAATGTGGGTGTAAAGGTCGTGAGTTTCTGATGACTCCGAACCATCATTGCCAGACTCATTGGCCTCCATGCGTTGTGCAACCTTTGGCAGGTAACGCAAGCTCAGCCGTTCCTTAACGATAATCTCAGTAATGTTGTCGTCAGCATCACGATCACCGACAATGGACCTAAGGCCATAGAAGCGGATACCTGTCTCTTTCACATACAGAAGGCCAGTGCCACCACAGGCCAAATGCTTCATGGCCTCAAACAAGGCAGCCCGCACTTTCATCTTGTCGAGCTTACGAAGAATGGCAAGCTCAGTAGTGGCAAGGAACCCATCAACCTGCGAGATGATTCCTTCGCTATCTCCTCGTTGCTGGGCCTCCTGTTGAATAGCGGCTTGATCCATCGTCAACCGAAAGAACGGTTGCGAATATGGGAACAACGCATTGAGTAACTTGGCCGATACGTTGCTCAGCCCGCGTGACCCAATAGATTGATAAAGATGGCGTGACGGTCTGGACTGATCTATCCGCGTTCGCTTGTCAACATCCGTCGTTGGGATCAGCGTTGGGATAGTGAGCCGGGAACAAGCAACTGCTGTATCCAAATATGCACTCCTATCCCCTTCAAGATCAGCCCATCGCGCACTTGCCGTTGTCATTCAACCGGGAGGATTACAGTCCCCCCAGAGTAACGCTACCTTGCCCGTCGCCCAACAGTGAGGGAGCGATGATCCTCAACTGGGAGAGAGTGTTTGCAGCAGCGTTGCGGCCACCAGTCCTGAAGTCCCCAAGTCGAGGGGCAACAGCAGTCCTCTCAGGATCAGGCAGTGTTGCCGTAGCCTGCCTTAACTGGGATTCATAGGATGAACGCATCGCATCCATCTGACTAGAACTCTTGAGCATGTAACTATCAAAGCTAGACTTTTGATCTGCCAGTGACTTAGCTGCATCTTCCTTCGACTTCAGCAACAGGGACTGCAGGCTGCTAACAGTCGAGGCCATGTCATTCCCCTGCTGCGCGTAGCTGGCCTGCACCTGTTGAATGGCCTGTTGGTTGGCAGCCAGCGAGGCGTCGAGCTGGGCCTGTGCTTGGGCCTGTGCCTGCGACGTTGCGTTGGCATCAGGTAGGCCGCTCCCGTCCTGCCCACCCTGCGCCTCCTGTGCTGCTGCGACCCGCCGCCATGCCAGGGTCTGGCTGGGGATCTGCCCCCACCCCATGTCTCCTCCTAGAGGCCCATCCTGATAGACCGTTTCCATCCCCGAAACAGCCCAGCCTGAATCTTCAGGAGGCTTTGCCCCGTAATAGATGCTGTAGTCATCATTGTTGAAACCAAAGGTCAGTGCCATGGCTTTAGTCCGTCAGGGAATGGAGGAATCGAATCACAGAACGTTGCCCCGACTTAAAGCGAATCTCATCAATCGAGTCCTTTAAGTCGGGGGTCCGTTCGGGATAGAGCCGATCAAGTGCTGTCAGTGCTTCACGGGTGAAACCCCTGGCAACGAGAGTCCTTAGGGTGTCGGCGTCGGGGGCATCCACAGCTTGACTTGATGGGTGCCGAAATTGTACTCACCGATTCGCAAGATGCGAACTAATCGCGCCTGCGTCGTTGCAGATTCTCGGGGGCGGTCCATTTTCCCTTTCTACCCATAGACAGAAACAATCGTTTCCCAACATCCCACGGGGTCGGCAATGTCGAGCCCTGCGATGATTGGCTCCGCTGTTTTCTCACCAACTGACGGACAACCGGGGATGCCATCCGTCGCGTCACCTGTGAGGATCTGTTGGTAGAAGAATCGTTGGGCTGCTTCATCATCGACATAGGATAGTTCTTTATCAAGCCACACATGATGGCCGGGGATCTGCTTAAGGTCCTTGTCACCTGAGGCTACGACGTAACCCCCGTCCTGGTAAATACCAGCAAACAAACCGATAAGATCATCGGCCTCAATCTGATCCATCTGAAAGGCACCATCGCAGTTCTGCATAATCTCCTGCAACAAAGCCTTGTAACCCATGGGCTTAACGCCTTTGCGGGCTGCCTTGTATGCAGGGAACAGATCACGCCTGAACTGGGAACGTGATGTAAAGCAGTGGAT